AAACACTGCAAAGTTAACGTCAGCTCATTTCCATTCATGGAGATCAGGTCTTAAGACTGGTATGTACTACCTACGTACTGAATCTGCTAACGACGCAATTCAGTCACTGGGTGTAGATATTTCAAAATTAAAGGCCCCAGAACCAGTTAAATTAACTGAGGTTTATGAAGAAGGCTTAGACAACATCTCATGTTCGCTTGATAATCCAGAAGATTGCATTGCATGTGGATCTTAATTATCCAAAACAATTAACAGTAAAGGGGCAAATCTGCCCCTTTTTTTATGCAGCACAGCCATTCGAATAAATAACCTTACAAAAAGTATATCAGGATGAAAATTTTAAAATTTACTGAATTTTCAGCAGTTTTCGAAGAAGAATTGCCTATTCCAGAGATTCCGATGGATCCAGCAATGGGCGGCGAAGCAGCACCAGCCCCAGCAAAGAATGGCGGCTCTTATAAAATACTATTCATTACTGCCGATAAGGAATGGGCAGCAGAATATCCAACTGGTGGCGGTATTAAAAAGTACAAACACTACGAAATTAAACCAGAAGACCTTGACACTTGGATTAATGAAGTTGGTTTAACCGCACATGACCGAGACATAAAGGACGGTCTCTCTGGCAAAAGTGAATTAACTAAAGATCACTTCTTTAAATTAAAACAGGGGCTCAGGGATAAAACTCTTAAATACAAAGAGCTAGCTGAAGTTGAAGTAGAATACGATGAAGATGGTACTCCATATACTTCAGATCTTAATGTCACTTTCTTAAAACCAACTTCGGATAAAGCAGATGATAAGGATTAATCGCTATTCAGAATACCAATATCATAATAAACCTGAACAGAAAAAGCTAGTTGTTTTAGGCAAATCTGCCGTGATTCAGGAAACTCGAAAATATTGGAAAACTGGCATAGTTCTTGAAAATTCGGAAATAGCTTGGCTAAATGCCTATTTAGATAGAGCGGAAGCCGCTAATGGTATTGCAGGCGATGTCATTGCATATTTAGGTCACCAACCACAATCAATTAACGAAAATAGTGCACCAGACTGGTTAAAAGCCTTGTCGACTGACATTATTGATTGGCACAATCAATTCTTCGATTTGGGTGTTTTGCAGACAATTCAACCTTACGTTGATGGCATTGAATTAGAATATACCGACTCACAGTATTCGGAAAAGCTAGACGATTTAGGTTTTGATCACACCTTAGATTCTGAACTCTATATTGATATTGTATTTAGAGGGATTCCCGAAGATACTGAAAGGCTAATAACAATGGGTCTACAGGAAGTACCAGACGATTACGAAATTCAAATTTTTGCAGAGTATTCAGCTGAAAATAAATCAATCTTTGGATTTAAGTATAGTGATTCAAAGAAATGGTATTTTGACCAAGAGGACTTAGCTGAGTCAACTAACGGCGAAACTACAATTAACGGCATAATTAGATGGGCGATTACTACTCTAGTAACTCGTTGGTATTGGAGCAAACAGATCCTTGCTCTGAAAAAGCTTGAAGGCCTAGCCGCATCTGTCCGTAAAAACCAAGACTAAATGCTAATCCGGCACACCGGGTAAAACTTTATTCAGGACTTAGATATAATATAAGAAAAATCTATAAAGTATGACTCCTGAATGGTTATCAAACATGAAGGCGGCTCTAGCTTCTTTGGAAGAAGAGACTACCAAATTCTATGAAAAGGGAAACAAGTCAGCTGGAACTAGAGCTCGTAAAGTGCTACAAGACATCAAAACTCTTAGCCAAGAGGGTCGTAAGCATATCCAAGAAGCTCGTGTAACTGCTGCTAAATAAGCCTTTCATAAGTTCACAATCGGGCGGGTTTTAATTAACTCGCCCTTTTTTTATGAAAACTAATTAGCACTATCTTAGTACAATTCTATAAATTAAATCTTTAAGAACAATGGAAGATCTATTCAATCTAAACCCAGATGATTTTTCTGGAAAAGCAGCAAGTCAAGCTAGAAAAGTTGACGAAAACGTTTATAACCCTGGCCCAGATCAAGGCCAAAACGGTGTGTACAAATCAGTTATCAGATTTGTGCCATGGGTTGGAGATCCAGCAAAGAGTAAGTACAAAAAGTACGCAGCTAAACTGGTAAATCCATTAACTAACGAAAGAATTGTCGTTGATTGTCCATCAACTATCGGCAAATCTTCAATTCTCTGGTCATTAGACCTAGAATTACGTAAGCTCGCAAACGAAGAGCCAGATGTAGTAAAGGAAATCCAAAAGTATTTCAATCGCTACTACAACTACTATTCGTTAGTGTACGTTAAGCGTGATCCACAGATGCCACAGCTTGAAGGCTCAATCAAAGTTTATTCTTACGGCTACACGATCGATAACTTAATTCAACAAGAAATCAGTCCAGAAGCAGAACTCGGTATCGTCAGCAAAGTTAATCCATTCTCTTTGACTGAAGGTAAAGACTTTGTACTGGTAGTTAAGCGTAAGACCAAGGCTTGGAGAGACTTTAGTGCATCTAAGTTCATGAATGAAGTTAGTCCGCTAATTGTTAAATCGCCAAATGGTAGAGAAGTTAGTGTAAATGATGACCCAAAAGTTCGTCAATTTATTTCCGAGTACCTCAAGCAAAACTCTCCAAATATCGAGCAGTACCACTACAAAGAATGGACTGATTACGAATATGAAAAAGTAGCAGAGTACATCAAGGCAATCGTACCTTACAAGCAAATCATCGATACACTAGTCGGTGGCTTAAAGGATGAAAAAATGAAGTCTCTATTTACAAATAGTGGACCCGCTAAATCCAAAATGTCTCAAGCTCCATTGGGAGAAGACTTGGAATTTAGTCCAGCTCCAGCTAAATCGACTTCAATTGACTTGGACGATGATGATTTTGGCTTGTCTTCAGCGCCAGCCTCTCCAGCTGCGCCAGCACCAAAAGCATCTTCAATTGATCTGGATGACGAGCTATTTAGCGACCTATAACAATTAAAAAAACCATATACATAGATGGAAAATCAAGCACAGACTCAAGCTGAGCAACCGCAACAAGATTTACCTAAGGTAACTCTGCTGTCGGCAATCAGTTATCAAAATAGAGAAGATTATGACATCTTTCTAAAGACGATGACTGGCGAACATGCAGTAGTTACTCTAATTGCGGCAGCTAATCATGCACAGGGTAGAGGCGCATATAATCTAGATGAAGCTGAACTTATTGCAAAAGCAATTCGTAAGTTGACTGTAGATCCAAGCGCAGCTCAACCAACAGAGGGAGAAGCCGCACCAGTTCAAGCGGAAGAGGCTCAACCTGAAAAGAAAACGACCAGATCACGTAAAAAGTAATCATGAACTTAGTCATTGATGGTAACGCATTCCTTAACGTTGCAACAAGCATTGTTAAAAACATTCTTCTCTCAGACAAAAGAGTTGGAGAAAAGTACTATGTGAATGATTTAACCGACGATGACAAGTACATTCTTAAACAGGCAAGCAAGGATTCCTTTCGAAGTTTTTCTCTGAATTACTTGGGAAGCATCCTTGCCCCGTTTAAGGATAATATTACTTCAGTGTTTTTCGTTTTTGATTCCAAAAGCTGGCGTCGACAATTTATTAGACAGCATTTTGAAAGTCATGGAGATGGAGACTTTGAATACAAAGGTAATCGCAAATACGACGAAAAGATCTATTTGTTTTTTGACTTTTTTCAACAAGAAATCCTATCCGAATTGTCTGCCGAATATGGCATCATTTCAAACCGTGTACTTGGTGCAGAAGGCGATGATTTAATCGCATACATCTGCGAAAATATCCAAGAAGACATTTGTATTTGGTCAGTTGATAAGGACCTAATTCAATTATTAGAAAGCGGGCGTCGTAATATTATTTTGATTACGCCAAAGATGATGACTAAATTTAAGAAGATCTATACGACTGAGGATTTTGATAAAATCGAGACCAAATCGATAGACCTATTCAATTTAGAAATGTCCGATATCGACAACTCATCAATAATGAACGTTCTACAGGATCTAACCAAAAAAGACTTTATGCATTTTATGGTCGATCCAACGCTAGAATTGCTCACTAAATTCTTAGGCGGCGACGGTTCTGACAACATTCCAAGAATTCATCCAAAAATGACGGCGTCGAAGGTAACCAAGACGATTGAATTAATTAAGGAGAAATTTGATTGGAAACAAGTTAAATCCGCAATCGATTCGAATGATCCAGAGCTCATCGACTTATTAATCAATAGTACATGTGATTCTCTCAAGATAAATGATCCAGGTGAACGCAGTACAATACAGAATAACTTAACGCGTAATCGTACTATAATTAGATTACACACTAGTGTTATTCCAGAAAAAATCAAATCGGAGATTATTTCTCAAGTAAAATTCGATAAGCGTCGTCGATTTGATTATCTAAAATTCAAGAAAAATTATAAGCACTAAATGTCGCAATTAGCATTAGAACCACTATTTGAAAGAATAATGATCTTACCAGATAAGGTCGAAGAAGTAACTGAAACTGGTATTGTTTTACCAGTAGAGGCTAGAAAAAGACCAAATACCGGTATTGTCATTTCAATCGGCCACTTAGTTGAAAAAGCTTGTCCTATTAAACCCGGAGATCATGTTTTATATCAAAGATATTCAGGTTTGGAAGTTACTAGTGGCGGTACAATGTATCACATGGTATTAGCCAATGACTTATTAGGTAAGTTTACCTCGCCAGAGGCAATCAACGGCCTACAAGTAAATCAGCCCAGTTAAATAACTATATGAATAGGACACTACCATTTAATTTATTTTTAGAATCAGAATCTTCAGTTCGAATCTTTTGTGATTTAGATGGAGTGTTAGTTGATTTTGACCGAGGTTTTGCCGAATTGCCGGAAAATTCTGAAGAGCTATCTCCAGCCAAATATGAGGAAGAACACGGTAAAAATTCAATTTGGCCGCTGATTGATAAACGCGGTGACGAATACTGGTCTGAACTCTATTGGAAAGGAGACGGTCGTGAACTTTGGGATTATTTGGAAGAATATAAACCAACTATCCTAAGTTCTCCAAGCCGCAGTCAATCATCAATTCGAGGCAAAGCCAAATGGGTTAAATTGAATCTCAGAATCAATGAAGAGCCTGTCACTAAATTATCCGATTATACTGGCAGCAATCGATTAATCTTAATGCAACAAAAACATCTCTTTGCAAAATCAGCAAATGATATTCTAATTGATGATACTCAGGCTAAGATTGACAAATGGACTGAAGCTGGTGGTACCGGTATTCTGCATAACGATGCAACTGATACTATTAAAGTATTAGAAAAAATTCTCGAAAGACTTCGAGGCGGTTCTCAGACCTAAACTGAGTGGTGGAGTCGACCTCAAATCGGTCATGCCCAAAAAGAAAAGGACCTCAATGAGGTCCTTTTCTGATTTAGGTAGTTCCTTATCTTTAGAATGAAGGAGTAAATCCGCTCGATTGAGAAGATAACTGGCCTCCAGCTCTTGTGATAGTGATACGGTTGACAAACTTGTGAATTCCTCTTGGGAAATCGATGATAATATCGATAATTCCAGCATTGTTCTCAAGTACTTCTGGTCCGTTATTACTCTCGTCAAAGACAATATCGTAACTTGAAATTCCACGAGCATCTTTCACAGCCTCTAAGTAGTTTCTAACTAGAGTCTTAACTCGAAGTCTAGTGATTTCATCGTTAAAGTCGAATAGGAAGTTTAGAAGAATTCTTTCAACGTCTTTCTCGATTGTTACTAACGCTTCTCTAACATGGATATTATTTAGAGCTGACTTAACTCTTTGATATGCTGTGTTGTTTGAGAATACCATGATTCCAAAACCACGGCGGCGTACAATCAAGTTATGACCTGCTGGCTCTAAGAAATCTCTGTCCTCGTTAGTTAGATCGTATTCTACACCAACTACTTCTGGATCAGTGATTATGCCTCGCTTACCAGCTGCAATTGAGAATGTGTTACCACTACGATACTTTTTCATGAACAAGTTAGATACGTAAGCTGCCGGTGGAACTGATTTATTTCTACCATTTTCTTGAATAATCAAGTTAGGCATAAAATAAGCAGCGTATGATTGTAATGGAATACCATTCTTTTCACCAGCTGCAAATCCAGCTTGGAAGCTTGGATTTTGAGTTAAATCTCCACCAGTCGCAATGTATTCAGCAGATACTAATTTAGTTACTGGGTTTACAAAGCTTGGGTCAGTTGATCTTTCTAGTTGAGCAAATGATGGGTTATTTAGAATCGCTAGTGCTTTACCGTGATCAGCTGCCAATTGAACTAGTGCCGATTTTGCATTAGCTGCGATTTGACCTTCGTACGAATCAACAATGTAACGATAATCTAGAGTTTCACCATCGGCTAGAGTAGATGCGATATTGTATTCATACATGAAATCTAAGATTTCGTCCTGTCTAGCAGAAGTCCCGTTAGGATATAGATCATTCTCTGCCCAATCTAATCCAGGTAGTTTAACGCCAACTGCGTGAGAAGAGAAATTCTTGATTCCTTTGTAAACGCTAATGATGTTTGAAGTTAAATCAAAACCTAGAGTATTTGCTGCAGTTGGGGCTGCAGTTGTAACTGTGTACTTCAACGTGGTCGAAGCGTTAACCGTTACTTTTTGTGCAACAACTGAAGTAATCTTTAAGAGACGACCTCTACCTGCTGAAACTCCAGCTTTAATGTATTGACCTACTTTAAAGAATTCATCAACCTCAGTTCTCTTAGCTGAATCATAGTTACCGTTTACTGGTTCTCCTTTTGCAGTGTTACCGTACAAGTTAGGATTCAGTGTGAATGTAATCTTGTTAGGCGCAAAGTATTGATATGCTCCGCTAAAGTAAGCAGTATTAGTTAAATCAAATTGATTTTTGAACTTATCGCCGCTTGTTGTAATGTTTAATACATTAAGTGTGTTAACCGTAGTCGCTACTGCATTTGTCTGGTTAGTTAAAGTTGCGTCGTTGTAGAAAAGAACTTCAATGTAATTAACTCCCTGTGAAGTTTTAACTAAACCATCAATTTTAATGTACAATGCGCTGCTTCTATCGCCAGTTTTGATAATGCCTTTTTTCCAAGCATTCCAAACTTCTCCACCGTCGTATGCAGCTACATATTTGTTGTTCTGTGTAATTACTTGAGTGTATACATCAAATCCACCAGCTACATAGTTAACGTTTCCACCAGCAATGATTCCATTACCGTGAGTAATTGTTAGTACATCATCGTCTGCGCCAGGAGCACTTTCTGGAGTATAACTTCTTGCTGAGATTGCAACGTAAACACCAGCAGTAGTTGTTAGTAAGTATTTACCTACTGCAAATGATGTTGATAAATCTACTCCTGCTCCAGTAACAGTTAGAGTTGTGTTATTAACTCTAGTTACAACTGCAGTTAATGGAGTAATTGAAGTTGCTGTGTATGAAGTAGTAGTTGAACTTGGGATAATGTGTGATTGGCCAGCAATCGCATCTCCGAGTACTGCATCAATATCGTGAATTCTAAATTGGAAATTAGCGTCAGCTGCTTTTCTGTGACTTAATACATCGATTAGAGGAGTTTTAACGGTCGCATTTGCATCTAACCAATACGCGTTCTCATCAAATCCATGACCTACTAGATCAAGACGATGAGTTCTAACATCTTCATTACCCGAAGTATTATCAAACTCGTCTTCAGTTAGGTCCATAATGTCAACTTTACCGAAGTCTAATGCACAGAATACTCCAGATTGAGCAAATGCTCTGTTAAAGATACGATCAATCGACACATTTGAATTTGTAAGATCTCTAAAGTCTGGGATAATGCAGCCAGTTGCTTTATTAAGTAGAGTTACTTCACGAAGAGAAACAAAATCATTCAATTTAGAGATGATTAAGCCGCTTTCAGTAAAGTACTGACCATAAACTGGATCTTTGCTAAGTTTTAGGTAATCAGTCCAATCGCCTTCAACTGCAATCGCTTCAACAAAGAAGTCAGATACAATATCGTCGACGTGTAGATATTCTGGAATTTCAACATTTTGACCAAGTAGCTTGTAGTACTCAGCAACAGTTAGATCATAACCAGTTACA